ACCCGTACAAGGTAAATGGTCGTCCCAACGAACTTCTAATCTTGGTGAGAAAATTGTATGTGTGTTTCTTGAAAAGAATTTTAAATTAGCTTGACGAATCAAATCAGTTTCTTGTGCTCCACTAAAACGAATCAACATACCAAAATTGCCTTCTTCTCCATTTATCCACATATTAACCATATCAGTTACATTAGCATTAATATCTGTTGTTTCACTACTAAATGTTTGTGCTGAAGAACTTACGCTCAATACATCACCACCAGGAGATGTCCAGGGACTAGCACTAAGTCCAATTGGTTTTGAATAATTATCCCAACTGCACCCATGTGTGTTTTTTGGATTATCACCAAACTTACCAACACCCTCTACCCAAGATTGTGAAATAGGTTGAATAGCTAGAATATATTGTGTATCTGAAAATTCAGAATTACCCTCAGCTTCATAAAGTCTTAAATAGTATTTAGCATCAGATGGTATCGTACCTTCAGCAACTGATTTAGACAATTCATTAAATTCAGTTCCAGTAAATTGAACCAATGCTCTTGTTGGATAATCAAAATCAAAATTAAAAAATTCTTTTTTGACTTCAAGTATTTGGTCTCTTCCGAAGTTCTGGTCTGTAAAAGTTTCACCTGTTACTTTATTTGAACCACTTGAAATCCAAGTGTCTTGTGATGGAAAAATAAAATGATGCATTATCTAACTCTCCCTTGTATGTTTTGGTTTGGATTTTTTAATTCAAAAACCGTTGGTGTTGCTGTGTTTGGTGGAACTATAATTGTACCATCATCCGATAGTGCATTTTTAAAATTATATTTATATCCATAACCAGCAGTTCCTGTGGATATAAAACCTCCATCAGGTGTACCATCACCATCTATATCAATATCACCCTCACCAGTGGTATAAGAATAAAGAAATGTTGGTGAATCTAATAATTCATTATCAGATAATGGGAAATAATCCTCTTCTTGTGTAATTGTTACATGTCCAATTGAACGAACACCTTCAACTCCCATTAATTCAAATTCTAATTGACTTTTATAAATTGGTTGATTGAATTGCATTTTATTAATGTTAAAGTATTCTTTAATTTTTTGAATACAATCTAATTTTACTTTTTGTTTGTCTGCATATTTTTCAGCAATAACATCAAAAAATACACCAAAGTTTACAATGTATCCATCTAAAATTACAACAGTGTCAGTTAATAAATTAAAATTTTCTAAATATTTTTTTAGATTTGATTTTAGTGTTGTTGATAAATTATCAGTCGCCCCTAATGAAAATGAATGTGGATTACCAATAAGTTGTTTATTAACATTGTATCCTAATACCGTTATTTCTACTGGTGCTAAATGAAACATTGAAGTATCAACATAATCACTCAAATCATTTGATAAACTTATGGTGTTGTTATTATTAGAAATTAAATTTGTTATTACTGATTGTATAGCCTCTAACTTTTCTTGTTGTGGTATTGTTTCATCAGTTGTTCCTAATACAGTTTCAATTAAATTTAAGTCATTACCTACCGAGTTACCATTTGTAATAATTTGATTTATTTGATTAAAAAATTCTTCATTTGGTTTTTTATCTAAATTAGCTGATACATAGACTTTTGCAATGTTACCAAATTTACTTGGTAGATTTAAAACTCTAGCCTCATAATCTTCTTTTGTAACTGCTCTATTTTGTGTAGCAAAAAATGATTTGGTTTTTTCTTTAATTTCATTTGTGTCTTCTTCATCTTTACCACCACGAGCTGGTGAATTATTTGTTACACTGGCTAAAGTCGCAGCAGTGTTTCCGTTTTGTGCAGTTATCGTTGGTGTAGTGGTTATATCACCACTCGGAACATTTGAATTAATCCCACCACCAACACGATAAGTAATTGTTAAAGTTGTTTGGTTTGGGGCTTCTCCCAATGTTGAGTATTCATCACCCAACAATGGGTCAATAGATTCATTTAAATCATTTGTTTGTCCTGGAATAACGATTCCAACTTGTTCTAAATCTATAAATCCATCATCTATTAATTGTCCACTTTTTAATACACCATTTCCAAAAACTAATGATGTTGTATTATCTTCATTAGTTTCACGAGTAAATCTTTTTGTTGTTGTGATGTATGTCAATGAATATGGAACAGCCGATAAAGCCTGAAGTCCTCCAGTCTCAGTTGAATAAGCTGTATCTCTATTTATATCATCAGTATAGTGAGTTGAGATTGGGACTTTGTCTTGTGCTAAGAAATCAACTTCATACCAATTATTTCCATTTGAATCAATACATGAAATTATGTCAATTACATTAGTATCAGGTATAGTTAATTTTTTAAATTTTTCTGGAGCGTTAACCTGAAATGAAATTGTTTTTTCTGTCGCACTTACGGCCTTTACAGTTCTTGTTAATGTATAGGTTGAAGCCAAACCACTATCGGCGGTTGTTCCAATTGTATCACCATCATTTGAACCTGTCACTCTAAAATCAATAGGTTCTAATGTTGAAAAGATAATATCTGAATTAGTATTAGAAGCTATTTCAATACCGGGGTCAAATATACCAGCATTACTATAATCTATTTTAGAAGCGTCACCACTAGAAGCATTTACGTTAGAGGTAAATGTTAAATCAACATAAGCAGGAACAATTGGTTTAACTTTGTATCCAAACATTTTAGCCATTGTAAGTATGTTTCTTCTTT